AGAACGTGCACAAGATCGCAGACCATACTGGATAGAAGTAGATCCCACTAATCTTTACGGCTGGCGATTGGATCGGGAATCAAATTACGGTAACTTGATACAGGTGAGACTAGCTGAAAAAGCAGTGTTACCAAGTGGTCAGTTTGGAGAACAGGTATTCGATCAAATTAGAGTCATCGAACCAGGTAGATACAGAGTATTCCGTAAGAAAGAACAATTAGAAGAAATGTACGATGTTTCTGATAATAGTTCTGTAGGTGAATTTGAAGTCGCAACAACTCAAAAAGATTACAAACAGGTTGAATCTGGTAATTTTTCTCTTGGTGAAATACCATTAGTTACTATTTACTCTGGAAAAACAGATAATTTAGTAAGTAAGCCACCTTTATTAGATATTGCATATTTAAATCTTGCACATTTTCAAAGACAGGCAGATTTAATACATAGTTTGCACGTTGCATCTCAACCAATGCTTGTAATGGAGGGATATGACGATCAGACAAAAGACCTTGCTATTTCTGTAAATTACGCAATGGCAACACAGCCTGGAAATAGGATTTACTATGTAGAACCAGCTAGTAGTGCTTTTGATGCTCAATCGGCTGAAATTAAAGAGTTGCAAATGCAGATGGCTACTTTAGGTATAAGTACCTTATCTCAACAGAAGTTCGTAGCGGAATCTGCCGATGCTAGGAGATTGGATCGAGTAGATACAAACTCTATGTTGGCTATGGTTTCTATGGAGCTGGAGCAGAAATTACAAAAAGCATTTAATTTATCTGCTGAATATGTTGGAATCGAACCACCTGAAGTAAAAATTAGTAGGGATTTTGATATTGAAAGATTAATTGGGCAGGATATTACAGCTTTAACCTCATTGTTCGACCAACAAGTTATAGATAGAGAAGAATTTAGAGATATTTTGGTGCAGGGTGAAGTGTTACCAACAGCAAATGAGGCCAAATCTGAATAATCTGCTAAGATAATATACAAGTACAATTAAATTATGGCTAAATCTTTAGATAAGGTTCTTCAATCTGATGGGTCTTATAAATGGGAACTTGTAGAGCATGCTTCTGAGGCATCAAGAGAAAAGACTAAGAAACCTACAAAGAAAGCAGTTAAAGCTGAAACTACTACAAAAACATCAACTGAAAAGTAATTTATGGCAATCGAAGAAAAAGTAATTCAGCCTGAGTCTGTGACCAATGCTGAACAGCCCGTGGCTGAAACTCCTTCACAACCACAAACACCAAATCTTGACACTGTGAAAGCAGAATATGAAAGTCAGATTTCTGGTTTGAGAAAACAAATACAGGAAAGCGAAGAAAAATTTAAAGGAATCAAGGGAAAACTTGATGAAGTTTATAAACAAAAAGATCAACAGCGAAAACAAGAGCTAGAAGATCAAGGTCAATGGAAAACTCTTTGGGAAGAAGCAAATAAAACGGCACAAGAAAAAGAACAGCAGATTACTTCTTTGTCACAACAATTAGAGGATATGAAAAACTCTAATGAAGTTGCCTCAACAAGAACAACTGCTCTAGCAGCTATAAGCAATCAAGGTGCTATTAACGCAGAGCAGATGCTTGCCTTATTACAGAATAAACTGCAAAAAAATTCAGAAGGCAAAGTTGTTGTTTTAAATGGTGGAGTAGAACAAGACCTAAATTTGTACTTATCAGGTCTTAAAAATCCTGGCAGTGGTTATGAACATCATTTCAAGGCAAGTACTGCTGCTGGAATGGGTGCAAAGCCTAGTCCTGTATCAAATGTATCAGGTGGTGCAGTTAATCCCTGGAAGACTGGCAATTTGACGCAACAGATTATAATGGAGAATGAAGACCCAGATCTCGCAGCCGTGCTGAAGAGAGAGGCTCAACAAAAATAGTTAGTTTCTGTGAAACAACTTCCTTAATCTGTGATTAGGGTATCGCAAAAGTATTTAAGGTAAATCTGAATGGCTGCTCCGTTTCAGAATTATTCGGGCGGTGTCCTTCTTGCGGACATCGTAAAGAGAAATAATCTCAGCACATACGTTTCCGAAGCTATAAAAGAGCGTAGTGCATTTTTACAATCTGGTGCTATCACTCGTAACGCATTATTAGATGCAAGCGAAGGTGGTACAAGAATCCAGGTTCCTGAGTTCAACCCAATCGCTCCAACAGAAGAAATTCTTACTGGTGCTGCTAACTGGGGTACATCTACTGCTGGTTATTTAACACCACAGAAGATTGGTACAGGAACACAGGTTGCAACAATCTGCCATAGAGCATTTGCTTATGCTGTAGATGATATTGCAATCTTGGCTGCTGGTGAAGATCCTATGGGTCATATCAGAAACCAACTTGCAGATGCAATTAATAAACTAAACAACGCTAGATTGTTTTCACATTTAGCAGGTTTGTTTGGGACTGCTTTAGCTTCTAACAAGTTAGATGTAGCAAAAGCTGGTGCTAGTGCAACAGAAGCTAACTTCTTAACAGCTTCTACTATTGCAAGAGCAAGAAATCTTCTTGGAGAAAGAGGTGAGGATTTAGATATTCTTATCGTTCATCCATCAGTTGCTTACTACCTATATCAGGTTGGTATGTTAACATTCTCAACTTCTGCATTATCTACTGGAACAGGTGTTCAGTGGGGTGGTGGTGGAGTTGGTATCAGCGACAGAGCAGTTGGCGAATTTGCTGGCTGCACAGTTGTTGTTGACTCTGCTGTTAACACAGTTGCACCATCTAGTTCTTCTGGTCATCAGACAGAATTTTTCTGTTACTTAACAACATCAGGAACAATTCTTGAAGGACAGCAACAGGCACTAAGAATTGAAGCTGAAAGAAACATTCTTTCTAAGCAGGACGTTCTTTCTGTTGACTATCACACTGCGTATCACGTTATGGGTACTAAGTGGAATGATGCTGCTGACAATCCTACTAATGCAAACTTAGCTACAGCTAACAAGTGGGCTATTACATACGATGCTGACTTGATTCCATTGGTACAGTTAACAGTTAACTCTCCTCTTGATACATCAACTTATTAATATTATTATTAAGTTGCTTGGAACAAACCTCATCAATTATTGGTGGGGTTTTTTCTTTACGCTACAATAAAACTAAAATAAATTATTAATCGTGGCAGCTACTATAACAGCAACATTATCAAGTGCTACTGCAAATAGCTATGTCACTTTGGCAGAAGCTAATGATTACTTTGAGACTGTACCAGATTCAAGTACTTGGACAAATAAAACAGATGACCAGAAAAATAGATCTTTAATCGCAGCTACAAGATGGATTGATACCTTAAGTTACTATGGATCAAGATGTGATAATGGACAGGCATTAAAGTTTCCAAGAAATAATTATACGATTGATAATGTGGAACTTACCTGTACAACAATTCCAAATAACATTAAATATGCACAATATGAATTAGCTAGAGCTTTGGCTAATGAAACAGATGCTATGACAGGTAATACAGGAACAGATGGTAATTTATCTGAAGTTAAGTTAGGAGATATACAGGTGAAATACAATACAACAAGTCAGGGTGTTGGTACTGTTAATAATGTTATGGACAAATATCCGTGGTTACAAAGTTATTTAGGTGCGTATATGTTAGGTGGATCTGGTACATATCAAACTAGAGTGGTGAGAGGATAATGGCAGGACAGTTAGATTCATTATTAAAAAAGGTCGCAAAACAGGTTGTATCTGATTTAGGTAGTTCGTTAGATACAACTATTACTTATATTAAGAAAGGAGTATCAAGTTATAACATTGAAACTGGAAAGGAAATAAGTGTAGATACTACTTTTTCTAATTTAAAAGTTCCGATTGAATTTATAAGATCACAGGAAGAAACTGGACAGGAAATGAGACAAGCAAAGTTATATATAACTCCAGATCAGATAGGAGATAATCAAATAAATTTAAATGATGAAATAAAACTAAATTTCGATGGTGCTGTTCATGTAGTACAAATAGTTAACATAGATACGAAAAAGGGCGGTCAAGTTTATTTATATACAGTTTTTGTGAGGTTCTAATGACAATACGGAATATTAGACGATTGCCAAAAGATTTAGATAGACAAATATCAAAAGATTTTAATTCTTTAATAAAAAAAATACATAGAACTTTAGCGACTAAAAAGCATAGTCCTGTTTATACAGGATTTTTTGCTTCAAGTTGGGTGGTACAGGGATCTCCTATAAAAGCTATAGATCCTATAGAAAAATTTGAACCGTGGGCAAGTATTAAAAGACAGGCTACAGCAGAGTTCTTGAAAAATCGTACAGCTAATATAATTAATAAATCCACTGGTTATTACAATGTAAAACCTGTAATAGAACCAAGATTTCCTGTTAAAAGAGCATTTAATTATAAAAGAGCAGTATATATTGGTAATCGTGCTGAGTATTCTATTTATGCTTTAGAAGGTGGTAAATTACAATTATTTATTCAAGGTAGTTTGGGTCAAATGATAAAAGAAACAATGACAGATAAAGGTAAAATATTTCTTGGTGGTAGTACTACGTTTGATAATTCACCTAAATCTACAAGAACGCAAAGACCAGCTTCCGTTAAAT